ATCTCGCCGCTTTAGCCTCGACCGGTCAGAGCGGCGTCCTTGCGTGGACAACAGATACTAATGAACTTTATGTTGATTCGGGTTCAGGCACAGGCATCGGCGCGGGTAATGCGTGGCTGAAAGTCGCACAAGATTTGGTTGCAGTCAATGCGCAGACGGGAACCACGTACACGCTGGCGGCGACTGACAGGTCAAAGCTTGTTACTCTTACGAACGCTGGGAGTATCGCAGTCACTCTGCCCGTAGCCACAGGCGCTGGGTTCCCGGCTGGATTTATAACCAAAATTTCTAACCAGGGTGCTGGTACGGCAACGCTGACGCCGACTACTAGCCATATCAACGGTGCCGCTTCACTTGCGCTTCTTACCGGCCAGAGCATTGATCTCGTTTCTGATGGAACGAATTACTTTGCTTTGACGGGCCTTACCTCGTTCCCCGTTACTTCACCCGTAACGCACGAGTACGCAACTGGAATGAACTCAGCCGGCGTGCTGAGTTTAGCGCAGCCTGTCGTCGCTGACGTTACTGGCGCGGCGCCATTAGCTTCCCCAACATTCACGGGCACGGTTGTTCTGCCGTCTGGTCAAGCACTGATTGCTCCTGCATTGGGTACCCCTGCATCAGGCGCGCTCACTAACTGCACAGGACTACCATTTGCAGCATTGACAGGTCTTCTTACACAGGCGCAGTTGCCAGCGTCAATCACTTTGGGCAGCAATTTGACGCTGATTGACTGTGGGACTTTCTAAGGGAGTGACATGTGGCCCGTAACGTCCAATTTCAGGTCTTGCGCGGGGTGCAGGGAGACTTATCTCTTCTGCAGACTTCCGGCAGTCCTCTCGCGCTGGGCGAAATGTATTTTGCCAGCGATACCGGGAATCTATTTTTCGGCACGCCCAGCGTCGGGATCGGATATATCCAACTGGGGGACACCAGCCAAGTGAACGATCGCCTAGACCAACTCATTGTGATCATGGAAGCCGTCAGGCGGGCGCTTGTAGCAATTGCACTCAATGATAATGCCGGTAACGAAATAGACTTCGATTTATCAACGGTGTCCGAAGAACTAGCTGCCACTGGGCCAGCGGGGAGATAGGCTATGGCCACACTACAAGGAAACTCGGGACAAACAAGCAAGCAGGTTGGGCAATTTCTCACTGTGGGTTTCGGTGAAACGTCCGACGTGATGGTGACGGAACTGCAAGCACGGTATTACGAGAATACGTACCGTGGACAAAAGTTCTCCGCTATGTTCACGGCGGCTGCGTTGGCTGCGGCGGCTGCTGCATCATCCTTCGTTCTTGTAAACCCTGTTAGCTCGGGCAAGAACTTAGTGTTGATTGATGCTCTAATCGCTGCTCAAATAGTTACGGTAGAAACAACCACGTCAACGGACGTCATGCTCGGCGCTGTGCTTGCGGGTGCTCTTGGCACGGTTGGAACTGCGGTGGTTATAAACGGATGCCTTATCAGTGGAAGTTCTGGGTCTGTCGCTAAGGCGTATGCGACTGCAACACTGAACGGCGTGCCCGTAAACATTCGACGCCTTGCCGCGTTTTCCGCACAAGTTTCAGCGGCATCCATCCACGATGACATTGCGGGCGCTGTGATCGTGCCGCCCGGTTATGCTATCGCCCTATATGCAGTCATGGGCACCCCGGCTGATGTATCTATCGGTCCTGTGCTGACTTGGGACGAGGTAGCAATCTAGTCCGGTCCTGTAATGCCTCTGAAGCGTTCCCAAAACTGGCCGCGCAAACTCGCTCAACTCATCGGCAGCGCGCGCGAAGTTCCCTTCCAATGGGGACAATTTGACTGTGCTCTCTTCTGCTGTCACTGGGTAAGAGAATTAACCGGAGTCGATCCGGGAGCGGCCTATCGCGGAAAGTATTCAACCGAAGCGGAAGCGCAGGCCATCTTCGGCGCAGACCTTGGAGTCTTCGCGGCCAGCATCGTCCTTCCTCTCGGAGCGGTAGAAGTGCATCCGAACTTTGCCCGGCGCGGCGACATTGTATTTGTGAATAACGGAACTTCTTACGGAGCACTCGGAGTCGTATCCCTCGACGGGCGACATGCGTCCTGTGTCTCAAGCAATGGCGTGGTGAACGTCCACATGCACCGATGGAAAAGAGCTTGGCAAGTCGGCTAGCCCATGTCAAAAACTGCTGAAGAAATAGGGTTGATCGTCGGCGGCATTCTGCTTGTCGGGGCCTCTGCATTTCTCGGACCGCTCGGGCCTCTCGCATGGGGCTTGAGCGGTGTTCAAGCCGGCATGCTGGCTGGTGTGGGCGCGAGCGCGGCACTTAGTGGAGTGGGAATCGCCATTCGCCCGAATCCACCGGGCGTCGGCACCGGCAATTCAATCGGCTTTCAGAATGGCGACTCTCCCCGGCGCGTCATCTATGGACAATTCCAGACCGCTGGTGTCTTGACCTATGCCAGCTTCCCGCCCTCGCAGAACGTCTCAACCACGAATCAATACCTACATGCGATCTACACCTTAACCGGACACGAAATCTCAAGCTTTGATGCAGTGAGCATCAATGGCACGGTTTACAACTTCGCGGCCTCCGATACGCTCGGCGACATCGTTGCTTCGGGAACGCCAAGTTTATGGGCGATAAATCCGCAAGGCGGCGATCCGCTCGATTTCTTCTGGGAGCATATGCATTTCGAGTTCGACTTTGGCAGAAATTTGAATGCACAGCCGTTCTTGGATTTGGCAGCGTCGGATTCAACTTGGACCAGCGCTTGTATTCAGCAGGGCTGCGCGAAAGTTCACGTCCGATTCCGCTATGATTCCGGCATCACCTCGCTATTCCCCTCCGGCCAACTCCCGAACCTTCAATTTCTTGTGACAGGAAAAAAGCTCATCGACTCGCGCATCCCCATCACTTGGCAAGCCGGCCACACCTATGTGAAGTATGAGTACGTTGTCGATGCTGCGAGCCGGGTCTGGGTCCAAACCAACACCTCCGGAGTCAGCGGGTTGACTTCGCCCGCATTTTCCGCCTCAAGCTATCCGACCACGGAATCCGACGGCACTTGTAGTTGGACAACCTATGGATACGGCCAAACCCAAATCTCTCAGGGTACGGATGGAGATCCGCAGGGCCATATCGTCAACGGAAGACTGGTCAATAACGCTTGGGCGCCGGGCTCCGGACCTTACCCGACCGACTACATCATCGAAGCCCCGCTCGGCTATTTGCAGATGGCAACGGCCAGCAGTGGAGCCTCGGGCAGTACGGAACCTGCTTTCTCTCTTGCGCTTGGTGGAACAACTACGGACGGCGGCACAACCTGGACCTGCTTAGGACGCTCGTGGCACGCGATCAACCCGTCAAATCCCGCTCTCATCGTCAACGATTATCTGCAAGACACCGACGCAGGCTTGGGTGTTCCTGTTTCCCAAATTGACGAGTCCGCAACTTTCTCCGCCGCGAATATCTGCGAAGAGGGAGCCTTAATCATCTGGAACGCTGACGGGACGGTAGTCTATGAAAATCTCTATGACTGCAACGGAATGTTTGACCACTCGTCCAATCGTGGCGACGTGCTCTCCTCTCTGTGTTCTTCCATGGCAGGCTACTGTGTTCCGCCGGGTGACCTCTGGAGAATCTTCGCGGGAAGCTATCAGACACCAACTATTTCTCTGGGCGACGCGGACATGCGCGACGGGATCAAGGGAGATTTTAGACTCTCGAAACGGGAAGTCGCGAACAGCATCAAGGGTAATTACATTCCGAAATACTTACCCTCGAATCCGCCGGCGGGACTCTCGCTAAATCAGGTTCCTCCGATATGGACCTCGCAGAATTTCCCCTCCATCCAAGCCAATGGCCTCGCAGGAAAACCAGACTATCTGAACTCAGAAGATGGGGGACAGGTGATCTGGCAGGATATTCAATTGGATTTCGTCACGTCCGTCTGGCAGGCCCAGCGGCTCGCCATGATTACGTTGTTGCGCTTGAGATTCCAGCAGACCCTCACTCTTCCCTGCAAACTCGCAGCGTTTCAATTAGAGGCGGGCGACACATTCAGCTTCACGCATCTACGTTGGGGAATTCTCGCTCAAGTCTTTGAAGTGACGCAGTGGTCCATGGTTCTCGATACAAAAGGCGGATCAGGAGACTCCAAAGATTCTGCTCCGGCGCTGGGCGTGGATATCGTTGCGCGGCAGACCGACCCATCCATTTATGAATTCACTGCGCCGTCGAGTCCGACTGACTTCGGATTTTATTCCCCTTACGGAATCTCGGGTGTGATGACCGGAGTTGAGTAAAGTGGCTAACCGGATAGCGTCCAGTCATGCTCATTTCTGAGGGATGCCGACCGCTATCCGGGGCCGTCCGGACAAGCTCACGCCAAAGATATGGCGGTAGACACTTTCGATGGTACCACTGCGCGATGTAGCGGTACGGCAGCGTCCGGGTGCTGAGCAGTTTCTCGACGCGAATAACCGAGCCGTAGACGACACCATTTAGAAGTTGCTTACATCGGTAGCATTTCTGTCCTTCTGCCAGCCGAATATCGGCCCAAACCTTAAGAAACAATCGAGCCATTTCGCAATTATAATCCCATGAACTCTATCCAACGTCAATTCCTCGACCTCGCTTCCGCGCAAGCCATCAAAGCAAATCACCCCTTCCCGAAGATAGCTGCCTGCGAAGCCGCCCTCGAATCGACATGGGGACATAGCGAACTCGCACGCGAAGCAAACAATCTATTCGGCTGCAAGCAACACTCTCACCCAATCTATGGAACCATGACACTTCCCACGCGAGAATGGCAAGGCTCCGCACTCGATGGCAGATGGATCGCAGTTACTGCGCAATGGGTGAAGTATCCAGACTGGCGCGCATGCTTCGCCGACCGACTCGCCACGCTCGAAAGACTTTCAAACGCTTACCCGCATTACAAAGCAGCTCTCGCAGCCAGAGACCCGCGCACATATATCACGGAAGTTTCGAAGTCATGGAGCACTGATCCAAACAGAGCGCTCCACATTCTAGGAATTTACGAAGAGTACATTGTTCCACCGCCCGCGCCCCCAGTCGCGGTCACAACCTAATCCCACCCTTCCCAACTTAACGGAGACTTTCCAAATGAAAAGCTGGACTGCAAAAATGTGGCCGACGTTACTTACTGTGGCGGCCGGTTCCGTCGCTTTCCTGAGCCCGTCTGTACAGGCTTATGCTGGGACGCACTCGGCGTACTCCGTTCCTATTCTGACTGTGTGGGGAATTGCTCTGCACTGGGCAACGTCTCCGAAAGATACGCCGAAAGCCTAACTGGGAATCTTTTCCATTTTTTCGGCCTTCGATAGCGGCCACGCATGCTCTGAGCAGGCTTCGCAAAGGAACATGAAGTCTTCTAGCGTGACCGTGTGACGACAAGGATTCGCCCAACCCAGTTGCGCATGGCATTCGTAACAGCAAACGGGAAACATCATTTCCATGTCCATCGCAGCAAATTATAGATGAACCCCTCTCAACCCGCCGAACTGAATCCCCACTACATTCTCTGGCTCTCCGTTCTCGCCACGGCGGGACTGGTGCTCATGTGGGGCGCGTTCTGGTTGGCCGTGGTTCGGCGTCAGGAAAGCGTGCGGGATGTTTTGCTGAGTCCCGCATTCTTTCGGACGGTCGTGGTCATGGGAGTCATTGCCGCAACCGTGGTCCTGAGCTTGGCTGACCGCTTAGAGGGAAATGTCACAGGAGCAATCTTGAGCGGCGTTGCTGGGTACGTTCTCGGGCGCCGCACAGAGGAGTAAATAATTGTGAGCTTACCTTCTCATCCCAAAACGTACACGATCACGCGCCGCAGCCGTGGATTATTTTTCATCTGCGCGAAGTGCAATTACGAGGTTGAGGTTAAGAATGGCCATAATTCGCAACTCGCAGCTCCGGCGCGGCGCACTGCGGCGGCCGCGGCCATGAAGATTCATGTCGAGTGCGAGCACAGGGAAGTCCACATCCCCCTCTATTAACTCCGCATGAAGTCAAAACTTGGACTCGTTGTAGGAATTTTTCTAGCCTTCGTCGGCATGACCATGCTTGTCGCGCTATCCCTCATGGGTCGGTAAAAGATTAAATTATGAAACGTTACAGCCTTCTTCTCCTTCCCTTGCTCTTGGCCGCCGCATCGCTTCTCTCGCTCGCGGTCACTGTCCCGGTAACGCTGAAATGGATCAACAATTGCACCGGGGAATGCACATTCAATATCTACCGCGGCTCTCATGGCCAAGCTTCCTGTGTCGGAGTGAAGAACCCAGTTCCCTTTGTCGTGGGAATCTCCAGCACAACATACACAGACACAACTCCGATTGAAGGCGAAGGACCATTTTCCTACAACGTGGCCGCCGTCAATTCAACCGGGGAAGTGAGTGCGTGCGCCTCAGCCGATGTGCAATGCACACTCAGCTCGAAGGTCTGCAAGATCGGGAAATGAATCCATGGACGCCTTCGAGGGTCTCGCAAAGTTTCTACTGGGACGCATGGAGCAATCCATGTTGGCCGCGTGGCTGAAGTTTTTATTCCAGCTTGGATTTAGTGCGGTCGCCTCGTTTCTCTTTTCATGCGGCGGTTTTCTACTCGCTGGGAAGCCCGCAGGAATCTCCATCGGTTTCGGGATGACCTGGGCGGCCTGTTCGATGGTCTACCTGTTTCGCCGCGAACGGTCTAAGCTAACCTCAGGCATGATGGTCGCTCTGCCGGAATCCGAAGCCGAAAAAGAACTGGCAAGCAATTTTCAGATCATCGAAAAAACAGAGGAGAAAAAATAACATGAGCAAATTCGTAAGCGTCTTAGAAACCGTCGGCAAGGATTTTGCAAAGGGCCTCTCGGCTCTCCTGCCATATGCTGAAGGAATGGGCGAAGTCGCAGTCTCGGCTTTCGCGCCCAGCCTCGGACCACTCTTCAACTCAACCGTTGCGGCTGTCGCACTGGCCGAACAGAAAGCCACCGCGCTGGGCAAGCAGTCCGGTAGCGGAGCCTCAAAACTAGCCGATGTCTTGCAGATCATGGAACCCGTCATTTCCAAAGGTCTGGCCGATGCCGGGCAAGCCAGCGACACCGCTTCCGTGACCGGCTACATCAATTCCGTGGTGACGGTGCTGAAAGCAGCCCCGGCTCCGGCTCCGACGCCCGCCGCATAAATTTATAGCGGTCTATGTCCCTCCGGCATAGGATGGATGGCAGTAGTTCATCCCAATGTGGAGGTACGTACCATGATCAAAGGAAAGTTCACTGTCACGGAAAACACACCGCACAACGGCGGCGGCGTAGAAATACAACTCACGCCCGTCTATGACGCCACCCTCAAACCGGACGAAAAGTATTCAAAGTCAACCCACCCAACCGGCATGATCACCCTGATCGTGGACAATCCGCCAGCCGAAAAACTCTTCGTACTGAACAAGACCCTCTGGGTGGACTTCAGTGAACTGGGTATCCACGAAGCGAACAAGGGATTGGAGCGGACTGGATAAGCCTTCCCCCTTCAAATTTGAAGAGAAAGGAGGGCATGGAGAATAGCCAGAGCCGAAATTGAAAAAGCCAGCCTCGCCAGAGACTGGCTCCCGACACATGAACGATTGTTCCCTTGTTTCCAAGAGCGTAGCACAGGAACCGCTTATGTCCTCAGTAATTGAATACGCCAAACTCCCCCTCAGCCCAGCCGAAATTGACGCCATCGCCGACGAGTACCGCAAACTCGACTCCCAGATCGACGAAATCGAGAAAGAGTCGGAAGAGAAAATCCTTCCCAAGCTGACGCGACTAGGGGTATTACGGACGCTGCTTACGGAGCAAGTCCGAAGTTTTGGCTCCGCCCACGCCGAGAAATCTAAGATCCTCCACGGCATCTCCATGGAGATCATGGCGACCTTCGGTATTTCAAGCTCGATCGACGCTGCCGCCGTGGAGACATTCCGCCATGCTCTGGCCAAAGCCAAGCAGACGCGCCTGCTGAAGAAAATCTTTGAGAAGACGGAACGCTGGACCCTACTCGACAATGCAAGCGAAGTGATCCGTTCCACGAAACTCGCCGACTCCCTGCTCGCGCTCTATTCAAAATGCACTGTGAGCGGACCAAGAAAGCCGACGCTGGTCGTCCGGCCCGTGAAAAGGGAAGCTGAGAGCGCCTGAACACCCGTTACCTTCGGCATTCCCCGCCCGCCCGTGCCATGCTTATCTCGCGTTCAAGCAGGGTAAAATACGGGCTGGAGTCGACCGGTCGGCCGATCAGCCGATTCTTTTTAGGCCAGAGGCGGTGGTACAGGGGTGTGCTTCTGACCTCTGGCCCCGCCTCTCCATTCCTTTGTCGAATCAAGCACTTACGGCGGGAGGTTTTGCGCGCGCGCAAAAGTACCCCGGAGAGGGTCCTGTTTACACAGGATCTCCGGAGCCAAGCTTGTTTTGTAGGGGTGTGCTTCTGACTTTGTAAAACCAGACTAATTGTGCTCCCATGTCATGGTCTGTGCAATATTGAACACGGCATCCTAATTCTAACCACCCCTCGTACCACTCTGCCCGCGAGCCTCCCATAGCGCTCGCGGGCTTTTTTCTCGCTCATGAAAG